TAAAACAATTATAGGGGAGATTAAACCCTCCCCTTTTTAATAACTTTAAAAACATATAATAAAATGGCTTGTACATCATTATCAGCAGGAAGACTAGAAGTATGTAAAGATTCAGTAGGTGGATTGAATGCTATTTACTTTGTTAACTTTGAAGATGCAACTTACGCAGTAGATGCAGACGGATTAGCTACAGTAAATGAATCAAACCCTTCTGCTTACAAGTATGACCTAAGAGGAACATCTACTTTTGAGCAGTCTTTAACTTCTAGCCGTGAGAATGGAACAACTTTCGTTGAGCAAACTTTAACAGTTAGCTTGAAGAAACAAGATTCTACTACTCACAAAGAAGTAAAATTATTATCTTACGGAAGACCAAAAGTATTGGTTGAAGATAACAACGGTCAAGTTTGGGTTGTTGGTCACGAATTTGGAGCAGAATTAAATTCAGCTTCAACTTCTACTGGAGCTGCAATGGGAGACAAAAACGGTTATGAATTAACTTTCGTAGCTAGTGAGAGAATCCTTGCACCTTTTACAGTTGAAGACCTAGCTTCTACTTACAGTATTACTGTAGGAAGTTAATAAGATTTTAACTTAACATAAAGAGCCTTCTATTAATTTAGAGGGCTTTTTTTATATAAAACACTTTAGCTCTAATATTGTTTTTAAATAAAGGATAAAAATGCACTATCTAGACAGTAATATAGACCTATCTCAAGATATAACTCTAAACATAAACAGTAGAGTTAATTCTTCTACTTTAGTAGATTTAGAGCTATACAGTGAAAACGAGAATAAAATAGTTTATACTTCTGAATCATTATCTTTAACAGAAGAAGCCTATTATCAAACTCTAACAGATTCTTTCAAAACTGACGGTAATACTGTTTTAGAAAATAAAGAGACTTATACAATATTATTATTAAGTGGTGGTATTGTAGTTTATCAGGACAAAATATATGTAGATAGCTCAAAAGATTTTACTTCTGAATCTACTAGAATGACTGACGGACAATATACTAGTAATTCCACTTCTAACGATTATATAATTATTTAATTATGAACTTTGATTTTTTAAACTTATCAGGCTACGAAATGCCTAAAGCTATTGAGGACAGACGTAAAGAATGGGTAGCTTACGGAGAGGATAATAACTATTATGCTTTTCTTATTGATTCTTATTTACAATCTGCAACTAACAACGCTGCTATAAAATCTATATCAGATAATATATATGGTGAAGGTATCTGTATAGAAGGTAAAGAGAAAGACAGCAAGGAAGTAAAAGAGCTTAGACAATTTATAGGAAATAGATGTCTTAGAAAGATTATCTTAGAGAGAAAAATGTTAGGTCAGGCTGCTATGCAAGTTATATATAACAAAGCAGGTAATGACAGAAAAGTAATTAAAGTTAAACATTTCCCTATACATACTTTAAGACCTGAAAAGATGGATTCTGAAGGTACTATTAATAATTACTACTATCACCCTAGATGGTCTGAAAAGAAGCGTTCTGACGTCCTTAAAAAGATTCCTGCTTTTAATACTTCTAAAGAAAAGATTGAGATATATATAGTTAAACCTTATTTATCTTCATACGAATATTTCTCTCCTGTAGATTATTCAGGAGCTTTACCTTATGTAGAGTTAGAAAATGAAATTGCAGATTACTTATTGAATGAAACAAAGAACAGTTTCTCAGGTACTAAAGTAATTAACTTTAATAATGGTATTCCTGACAATGAAGCTAGAGATATGATTACTAGAGATGTTAAACAAAAATTAACAGGTTCTAGAGGTCAGAAAGTAATTGTAGCTTTTAATGAAAATGCAGAGAGTAAAACAACTGTAGAAGATATATCTTTAAATGATGCACCTGCTCACTATGAGTATTTAGCTAATGAAGCTATGCATAAAATATTAGTAGGTCATAGAATTACTTCACCTATGTTATTAGGTATAAAAGAAAGTGGTAACGGATTAGCTTCTAATGCTGATGAGATTAAAAACGCTTCTCAATTGTTTCAATCAACTGTTATAGGTAACTATCAAGATGAACTTATAGACTGTTTATCTGAGATTATGGAGTTAAACGGTGAAGTACCTGAATTATATTTCATCACATCTCAACCAATAGAATTTACTTCTGAAGATCAAGAAGCTGACTATACAGACAATAAAGAAAAAGAAGCTCCTGTAGATAAAGAAGAAGCTAAAAAAGAAGACGATACTAACTTATCTGCTCAAACAGGTTTGTCAGTTGACCCTAAATTTATTAAAGACGCTTTAGAATTGTATAAGAATGTGTAAGAAGTGTGTAAACGGTTTAGTTGATATTCATATTTATCTTTCTCGTATTGGTGAGGAGGTTAATAACAATGAATGGTATTTAGCTGACTCTAGAGTTGATTCTAATGAAACAGAAGAAGAAAACTTTGAAGCTATGTTAAATGATACGCTAGACGTTGCTTTAAGCCTTTCAGGTGTACCTGCTGACAATAGATATAAAGATAGTTCTCAGGACACTAAAAAAATTAAAGTAAGATATAAATATATAGGAGGTTCTAGAAAACACGGTACAAGTAAGAAGTCTAGAGATTTCTGTACAGCTATGAAAGCTTCTAATAAAGTATATAGAAAAGAAGATATATTAAAAATGCAACAAGACGGAGTTAACTCTGAATTAGGACATAATAAACAACCTTATTCAATTTGGCTACATAAAGGCGGTGTTAACTGCTATTGCACTTGGGAGCGTCAAATATATATAAAAAGAACTAAAAAGGACGGAAACCCTTACGGAGGAGCAGGAATTAGAGGAACTTATAAAAGTACTGTAGGAAATGCTAGAAAACAAGGATTCGACCCTAAAAGAAATAAATTTAAGAACAACAAGAGAGTAGCAGAAGCTCAAATAGATAGAGCTGACAAAGGGCATCACCCTAGCTACAGACCTAAAAATAAAAAATAATTATGGCTACAGCATTATTTATAACAAAAGACGATTTAGTAAGACAAACAGTATTATCAGGTAATTTAGATTTTGATAAAATAGTACACTTTATAAAAATTGCTCAGGATATCCACGTACACCAATTATTAGGGTCACGTCTTTATAATAAGTTACAATCTGATATTATAGGAGGCTCTCTAACAGGAGACTATCAAACTTTAGTAGAAGACTATGTAAAACCTATATTAACGCAGTATACACTATTAGAATACCTTCCTTTTAGTCAATACACTATAAGCAATAAAGGAGTATTTAAAAGCACTTCTGAAAATAGTACTCAACCATCTGTAGAAGAAATAGATTCAATGAAAGATAAAGCTAGAGATACTGCTCAGCAATATGCTAGAAGATTAGTAGATTACTTAGATTTTAACCCTACATTGTTTCCTGAATACTTAACAAACAATAATGAAGAAATACACCCTCAGAAAGATATACGTTTCGGAGGTTGGAATATATAAACGCTTAACAAACCATTGAGGCGATGACAAAGAAAAATTTAGAAGATTTTAGAATAACTAGACTTGAGAACGAAATAGAGTTTTTTAAAAAGACTACTACTGACTCTATACATAACAACGGTAAAAACATAGAAAGAATATTAACCGTTTTAGAAGCTGACGAAGCTATAGGGGAAAGAGGTTTAGTTCAAGAAGTTAAATTTCTTAAGAAAGAAGTTTACAGATTAAAAGGAGTTGCTAATATATATAAAATCCTAGCAGGAGGAATAGCTACATTATTAACAGGCTTAGGTTTCTATTATAAAAGCAAATGATATGAGACTAACTAAAAACTTTACACAAAGAGAATTTAGGTCTAAATGTGGAACTCCTATGTCTAAAGAGGTTTTAGACAATGTAAAAGAGTTATCTTGTAATTTACAGGTATTAAGAGACTTCTTAGGTGAGCCTATTAAAATTAATTCAGGTTACAGATCAGAAGCTTACAATCGTAGTATTGGAGGTGTTTCTAGGTCACAGCATATTTTAGGTAAAGCTTCAGACATCAGAGTAAAAGACTTAGAGACTAAAGATTTATATTTAATTATAGAATCTTTAATAAAAGATGGTCAGATGCAAGAGGGAGGATTAGGATTATATGACTCTTTTGTACATTATGACGTTAGAGGAACTCGTGCTAGATGGGATTATAGAAAAAATAAATAATTATGGATAATAAAGAAAACCCAAAACTAAGAAAAAACGGAGGAGAAGGGACTAAAGTAGGTAACTTCTTAAGGTCTATAAACTTTGCAAAAGCCGCAGAGGTTGTAGGAAACCTTGTTACAGGTGATATTAAATCAGCTATAAATGTAATATCTAATAAAGATAATGGAATGACAGAAGCAGAAAGAGATTTCGCTTTAACTGTTATGAGACTAGATATTCAAGAGATGGAATCTGTTACTAAAAGATGGGAGTCAGATATGAACTCAGATAGTGTCCTAGCTAAGAATGTAAGACCTTTGAGCCTTATATTTTTAACTGTAGCTACTGTTGTACTTATTTATTTAGACTTCGCTTTTGAAGATATAAATACTCCTGCTGAATGGATTGAGTTACTTAAATCTCTTTTATTAGGTATATATATTAGTTACTTTGGTTCTAGAGGATTAGAAAAATATAGAAAGATTTCTAAATAGATTCGAGAAGACTATAAGTAATATTTCTTATATATATTATTTAAACACTTCTTTTGTTTATCTGATAGATACTTCTTACCTAAACAACTTTTTAAAATATTACTTTCTAAGGAGTTTAATTTCTTAAATGTGTCACTAAAATACATATCAGAGATTAGCTCCTTTTGTTCTTTAGATAGATTACTTCTTCTTAACTTACTTTGATAATTATAATCACTATAATAATCTAAGACATTATCTCTAATATAGTTATCTTTTTTAAATCTACTATAATTTAATTTACTCATAATTTTATAAGCTTAAAATTTATACTATCTTTTTTATATTGTATTAATTTATTATTTCTATGACTTTCGTTTTTAAATTGTATTACAAAGTCATATTTTCTACTATTTTTTATATATTGTATTCTATATTTCATAATTATATATTTAACTCATACGCAAACATACGGAAAAAAATCCGAATAAAAAAATATTTTATTAACTTTTTTTAAATTTTATTATTACAACAGATTAAAAGATTGTTTTTAAATAAAGACCCTTATTAACTTTTTATATGCCCTCCAACAGTTTAAGGGGTTTTACGTTGGGGGGTTTTTTTTATTATGGCTAGAAAACCAAAATTAAGTACTTCCATTCTTTTCC